TCTACACACGGAACTTGCACCACTACAGGTTTAGAGTTCATGTCACCTTTAATACCCGAAAATGGTAGACGGATCATTAACCGTTCTTGCCAAAAGAAAGTATTACTAGGGTCTGCATCCGGTAAGAACCGTACTACAGTTGTAGTTCCTTCTGGAATATTCCAATGTGGGTAAATTGCGTTATCGCTGGGTCCGGATGGACCACTGTTTGTTTCTTGTGCCTTGAGTTTTGCACGAATTTCTGCCAATGTAGCCATTTTGCCTATCTCCTTTATAAATGCCTGGTTAGCCTTTAGTATAATGCCATTCAATATACTATAATACATAGTATACGCGAAAGTATTTATCAGGTCAAGTTCTTTTTGGAGATTTTTTGAAAATAATTATAAAAAGATTAAAGTCCGGCTAAGTTCTTCATCCGGTCAATGCTCTCACCATATTCAGCGTTATCGTTGGCCATTTCTTGTGCCATTTCTTCTGCATAGTCTCGGTCCTCTTTAACTTCGGCTACAGATACACGCAAATAGTCTGCTAATTCTTCATCGCTCATTGCAGAAAATGGTTGCTCGCTCATTGGATCAAATGATTCTTTTGTGCTACCAAACGTAACAGTTTTTGGATCTGTGACGTACTTCTCACCTTTAACATTTGTTTGATACTGCTTACCTTTCCAAGTAAACATGCCGCCTGAACCACCGTGTGCTTTACGTGCGGCCGCAAATGCTTTACCAAAACTCATACTATCCAGATCTGGTCCGGTGTTTGGGTTACCCGGCTCATCTACATCATCTGCACCAATTACTGCATCTGGTTCTGGAATGTCTGCAGGAATACCTGTGCCAATGTCTAGTTCAGCATTTGGGTTACCTGGCTCATCTACGTCACCTGCACCAATGTCTAGTTCAGCATTTGGATTACCGGGTTCATCTACGTCACCTGCGCCAATTACTGCATCTGGTTCCACATACATCTTCCCATAGAAAGGGGTGTCAATATCTAATTCGGCGTCTTTAGTTTCCCAATCTGGGTCTAGCATATCCCATTCTTCATCAGCACCAATATCTAACTCATCATTGTCTGCTTCTTGTACATCCCTACTAGTAAGCCACCGCGTTGCCTGATTCATTGGCTTTCCCTTTATATCGTGTATATTGGTACCTTGGTTATCTGGATCGTCCTTCCAGGCTTGAGTTCTTTTGTCAGCGGCCGCTTTCATTTCTCGATCGATTAAATCACTTTCATCTTTAGTACCAGTGACGTTTTTACGGCGACCATAGTATGTACCGCCATCGATTTTCTCACCGGGTAACGGGCCTGTGTTCGGAAGACCACCTAAAGCACCAGGAGATCGTCCATCTTCCATTGGTTCTGTAAATTCGTTGTGTGCGTTATTCCAAAAATTACGTATTTCTTTTTCAGAAGCGTATTTGCTATACTTTTCAACAAAGTCTTCCTCAGACATGTATAGTACTTCTTCATGCATTTCAATATCAATATCACTCATTCTACCTTCATCAACTGTAGCGGCAATATCTTCTAATTGTGCTTCAAATTCTTCAAATGTATCTTCTTTTGCATGATCTTTACCGTATAGGTCTTTCTTAGCCTTTGGTTCAATAACATTAACGTTACCTTTTAGAAATTTAAGGGCTAATTTATATGCAACTGCCCGGTCACCTTTTTCTTCAAGATCAAGTCTGCTAAGAGCAACTGATGCAGTATCGTCTACCATACGATCGCTTAACATACGAACAACATTTACTAACAATGCTTTAGTCTTACGTTCTTGCGGTAAATCACTACGCTGAATAAATTTAATGTAAGTATCCATTTCTTGATCCTTTTCAGGATTTGGATAAATTGCTAGCGGCTCAGAACTCATTCCAATTTGCTTTAGTCCTTCGTCTTCAGATAGTCGTTTATCGTCACGTAGTTTAACTGCCCGGCCAACAGCAGGAAGAACACCGTCGAGCCTTTCGTCATATACTTCACGTGTTAATTTTGCCTTAAGATCGTTAACATTGTCCTCATCAACTATAATTTCCGATGGTTCGTAGGCTTCAAAGTAATCCACATAGCCACGCTGTGAAGTCATTGATTTAAGAGTATCTTTTAAACCATAATAGCGATCGGTCGCTGTTTCAATAATATCTTGTGCATCTTCGTTAACATACTTAGAACTTTTAACTGTACGAACAAATTGCTTTAGCTCGCTCATCTCAGCCATTACGTCTTCAATGTGTTCACCAAGTTGATCATTTGGGTAACCGCCATTGCCGACATGTCTTGCCATTGCTCTTGCACCTGGCAAATAGTTATTGCTAAAACGAAAACGTTCACCTTGTGCGTTCTCAATATAGATAGCATTAATATTTCTGCTACGTGCGCCCATCTTTTCTTCATCAACGGGTGACTTATGTTGTACGATTAACTTAGCACCATTTAAGTCTTGATAACTTTTGTTGCTAGTTCCATAAAGTTTATTTTCCATGGTTAATTCTTCCTGTGGCTTATTTCTATTCTTTAGGTATTCGTAATCAGATTTGTTTAACCGTTGTTTGGTAATATTGTTAGTTTCAAAACTTAACATATTTTGTGTAGCAAACTTACTAAGACTTTTTAGTGTTTTGTACCAACCGTCATGCGATTCTTGATCTGCTTCGTCAAGCATACGTTCATTAAAATATACTTTTAATGCACCTTCGTCAACTAAACTTACAACTACACTGCCCATTGTGTCACTTTTATTCTTGTATTGAAATTCAAAGAATGTTGCTTCTTGAGGATTAAGCGTTTTAATGCCATCTTCTCTGCCAAGTGATAAGTTAGGGAATTGCCCCCGTAATTTTTCAAATAAATCTTCTGATACCGATATACTCATGATACTGTATTTATGTAACTACATAACTATGAACGGCATTGGATCGCGATCATAATCGTTACTATCCCTAAGTTGACTGTCTAATTCTGGTATGTAGTTCTTTAATTCGCCGGCCATACGTAACATTAGTACTGTGGCCATAACAAGATCGTCTGTTTCGCCCGACTTTGCTGAGAAACTACTACCATTTGATATAAATGTTTTTAGTTCGCTTATTAATAGTCTAGAATGTATAGTCATTCTAGAAGTTTCAACTAACGTTTTTAGTTTTGCACAAGTGCTAAGTTTTGATCGTTGTGTAGTATTAAATCCACGCCTAAATGTTCTTACATGACCAGATCGTTTGGCCTCAGACAAAAACATTCCTATCATATTCTCTTCGCCGACGTCGTCTACACTTACAAGTGCCGCTTCTCCAATAGCATTGTTCTCAATACTATAATAGATATTATTTGTGTCGTCGGTGTGTTCTTTTATGTATTCACAGATACTTCTAAGGATTTGTACTTGTTTAGGTATTGGTGTTTTGTTGTGCCTCCACTCGGCTACTTGTTCCATGCTAGGTGCTTCAAACACTTGTATTGCTGATGGATCACCGCCTGTTCCTAAACTAGGATCTAGTGCTACTAGATAAGTCATGCCGTGTTTTGGTGTTTTAAACCAGCGAACAGTTCCCTGGTTAACTATTGCGTCTTTTCCAATCATATTTGACAACACCATACTATTAATAAGTGTTTCGTCGTATATAATAAACTCACAGTCGTGTTCTCGTCTAAAACGTTCTTCGCCAATACGACCCAGTTCATCTGCTTTCCATTGGTCGTCTCTATCCGGATGTTCATACCAATAACTACGAAATCCTTTAAACCCGTTAACACCAATTTCTGTTTCGGTGCCATCGTCCATTATAGTTTTGCCAGCATCTCTCCAAATTAATGCAAACTGATCTTCATCACTATTTGGTGTGCTTGTAATAATAGCATTACCACCAGTTGCTAATGTTGGACTGATACTAGTCCAAAATTCTTTAGCAATACTTGGGCGCACAAATGCAAACTCGTCACAATACAATAATGATATACTCATACCTCGTCCAGTATTTTCTGTAGTTGCTTGTGCAATTATGCGTGAGCCATTATCGAATTCCATACTACCTTTATTATAACTTGTTACACCAGCTCGTATATGATTAGGACACAGTTCATACGCATAACGTATACGTTGCATAATTTCCTGTGCGCCAGCATACTTATGAGCCGCAATAAGGATAATGCTATCCGGTATAAACATTGCTCGCCATAGTATGTAACCGGCGGCAGTAGTACTTTTGCCGGTTTGCCTAGGAAGCATATTAATATTAAATCTATAGTTATGATATGTATTAACTAGGTTTTCTTGAAACTCGTAAGGACTGTACAACAACTTGCCCTGTACAGGATGTTGTATATAAAAATATTTTTTTAAGAAGTATAATGGCCCAGCATCAGAATCAGTACATTTTAAAAACTCTTGTATTTGTTCTTCTGTATAGTGTTCTTGCTGATTGGCCTTCTTAATTAATACACCGTCTAAACTTTTACTCATCCTATATCAAATATTCCTTTTGCTATACGAACCCTGTCGTCCTTGTCTGTAAATGTAAGATTTACAGTTTCAATAACAGCCTCAATCTCATCATGCCAAAAATTTAAAAATTTATGTGTTCTTGGAAAGTTTGGTTGGCGATCGTTGTACTGCCAAACAAATTCTTGTATTATGTTTGTGTAATCAGGCATATAGTAAAATACCTGTAAAGTTGCTATAGTTTTCTTTTCTATGATAAACATGATAAAATTACTTATCTTTTATAATTTGAAGAGAAAAAAAGCGGGTGTTCCCACACCTCGCTTTTTCCCCTTCGTTCAACTAATCTTACTTACGATTATAGATATGATATAATACCCAAATTGCAACTAAGCCTACTAGCCCTTGAGCCGAAAAGCCTGCTACAATGTTTTGGACATTTCCAATTACACTGATGTTTGGCCAAAAGGGAATTCCCTGACCTTTAAAAAGAACTTCAAGCACAATGCCTAAAGCAATTAAACTAATACCTGCTTCAGCAAGGCCCTTGGCCCATTCTTTTATTTTTGCTATGTAATCCATTTATTATCTCCTTAATACTTTAGATTAACTTAGATAATTGAGATTAGTCTTTTTTGATTATCGTAATCACACCATAAACAAGGCCTGCCCAGGCAACCCATTTAATAATTGGGCTTGCTATAATTGCTAAAACACAAACAACTAATAGAGCTCCGCCGTCCCATGATGTCCGCTCTTTAATGCGGTCTTTAAACCAATTTACTATGTTCATAATTAAACTCCTAATAGGTTTTTTTACTCTTCTTCTATATCATTGAACCTTTGAATAAACGTTTTAGGTTGCTGAACTAACTCTGTCATTGACAACGTTCCAGTCAATGATCTTCCATATGTTATTGAGGTACTTGTTTTTATCTGCTTGGTAATCTAATGCCCACGCATGTTCCCACCAATCAACAAGTAGTGCAATATTATTAACCACCTTGTGGTTTGCAATAGTCTTAATACTTCCTTTTGTGTCCATATAGGCCCAGCCGGAGCCTTGTATACCCATTGCGATGTTAGTAAATTCTTCCTTAAAGGAGTCATACGATCCGTGTACACGTTCTACTAATTCAAGTGAAGAACCTGTTGGATTGTTTGCTCCTCCTGGCTTTTTAAATTGTGGGAAATATAAATTGTGTAAAAAAGCACCTGCTTTTTGAAAGTCGCCGCCTTCGCCTGCATTTGCTTTATCAACGTATGCTTTGTGTAATGTTCCGTAATGATAATCTAAAGTTTCTTTAGATTTCACTGGTGCTAAGTCAGTTCGACTATAAGGCAACTTCGCCTGTACATATGTTTCTTTTGCTTCGACTAGATAGTCAATACGGTCTAGTATAGTTCTTATATCTTCCATACTGTATTTATCTGAGGTTATACTGATAAGACTTACTTAGACTTTTTTTTATTTTTGTCATCGGCGGCTTTATCGTCAGCGGCTTTCTTCATTGACTCTTTTTTGTCGCCGTCTCCGTCTAAATCAATATAGTCTGGCTTTGCGGCCTCTGTTGCTTTAGATTTATTTTCTTCAGAAACAAATTCAATGTACTTCTGATAAACTGATTCTGAAGTAACATCTAGTGGTTGTACAGCCATTGGGTTGTCTCCACCGGCAGCCGCAGGATAATGTGTCTTAGGTCCGTTTAGTCCGCCGCTTTGTGCTATTAACTGCTCTTCGGCATCAGCATAAACTTCTTTGGGTGCATTAACAGGCTCAAACTCTTCTTCAGTAACTTCGCTATAACCTGCTAATCGCAATAGATCTGCTAGTTCAGTAATAGGAACTTCAATAGTTTCTTCTAAGTCAACATCATCAGTTAGTGCCTTATATTCATTAGATGATTTTTCTTTTCCGGTAATTGCCTTATATCCATTAGATGATTTTTCTTTTCCGGTAATTGGCTTATATCCATCAACATCAGTCTTCATTGGCCCGGCTTTTTTCTCAGCGCCAATGTCTAGTTCAGCGTTTGGATCTTTTGCAACTACCTTTATTCCCTCACCTACTTCGTCTTCTTTAATAATTACTGATGGTTGATTAATTCCAAGCACACCCGATTGTCCTGACAAACGTAATAGATCGCTTATTTCGTTTGATGTTGGTATCTCATTAACT